GCGACAAGCCAGGATCACCGCGCAGCAATTGCAATTCGGTGGGCGAGCCGCTAAACATGTTCTGATGAACGCCAAGGCCTGATGCCATCCAGGCGTCATTGGTTACCCGGTAAACGTCGTCAGCCAAGTTGCGGTAGAACGAATCAACCTTCGGGCCTGATAGCGTTACCTTGGTCGGATCTTTTGCACGCAGGGCGCGAATGCTGTTGTTGGTCCACGCATCAAGCACCGATGCTTCAGTGCCTGTACCCTGCACAGACGCGCCCATAATCGCTTTGATCTGCCTGGGATCAGTAGGCCTACCTGCAGCGGTCCAATTCTTCCAAGTGTTCAACGCGTTAATAAGGTTGGACTCCACACTGGTTTGCGGTGACATCGCAGCCAGTAACGACGCAAATCTTGGTGCATCCTGCACGCCAAATACGTCAATCAACGCTTGCGTGCTTGCCCGATACCAGCCCTGCTTGGGAGCGCCAGCCTTGGCCACGGCAGCTAGCTCACGCGACGAAGGAATGACCTGGAGCAGCCGATTCATTTCGGCTACGCCTTCAGGGTTGCGGATGATCTTGCTAACCTCTTGCGGCGTCATAAACTTAACCGCATCAGAAAAGTCAGGGTATGTCTGGCGAAAGCCTTCCAGCGTTTCTTTCTCTTGATCGGTCAGTTTCGCCTTTTGCGCCCTCATCAACTCCTTGCTGGTCTCGCCGCGGTAGACAGGCTCAAGCGGTTTCAGCGCTCCAGTCAAGTCGATCTTGCGGCCTTCGCGATCAAGCTGCTTGGCAGTCTTTAGTGCGTCTGGCGTTGCACGGGTAACAGCACTTGTGACAGCTTCACCTGTTAAATTTTTGCCAAATTGCTTGGCAACGGCTTTGCCAACCTCACCAGCAGCAGACATGCGGACGCCGCCGCCCATAGCTAATTCAAGCTGCATGGTGTCGGGATTATCAGATATGTGTACTCGGTTCACGGCACCACCTTTTTTGTAGGGGATGGGTTGGCTGAACTTCTCGCGGATTTCAGGCGTAATGTCAAAGCCTAGCTGGTTACCAACAGCACCATAACGCTCGGCTTCGCGCTCAAGCTGGCCAATCTTGTCGGTCAGGTAAAGGTAACGAGAGCTTCCAGGAGTTGCGTTGGCAAGCTCTTCGCGGAGCTTAACGGTCTTGTCCTCAAACTGGATGTCGCGCAGGCTGTTCTTGCCTACAAGCTTGCGTACTCGCTCGGGCACTATCTCGTCGTAGAACTTCTTCATGCCGGTGCCGCCAACCTCAAGGCCTTGGCCCTGTAGCGTGCGAACTGACGCACCCATGCCGCCAAATCGTCCCTGTTGCGGCTTCTGCTCAAGAATCTTTTGCGCGGCCTCTTTGCCGATGTAGTCAGGCAACTGCTTTGCCGGGTCATTGATTGATTCCTCAATAATCCGATGTCCACTCTTGTCATAGCCGATTAGCATTCCATTTCCAAGCTCATTAGGACCCGGAGCGATCCCGCCGCTGGTGCGTATAAACTCAAGTTTATCAAGGTACTTTGTTAGCTGGTAACGATCCGCGGATTGCTTACCGTTGATAAATGCTACGCGGTCATAACCTTCATCAACGGCACGTTTCAAAATGTTCTTGAGTGAGAGATCTACCCAGTCCTTGGTGTTTTGTACGAAGGGGGCTAACGGGACGCCTTTATCCTGTAATAAAAGATGGTTAATCTGTTGCTGAATCGCTTCTTGTTCGGGACTGTCATCAGCAAGGCTATCTCGTTGCTTGACTAGTTCCCGAACCTTGGCAACATTGTCGCCAAACCCCTTCTTCCTGCCCTCTTGCGCCCAATCAGACTGTAGCTCTTCAATGAATAGCACCTTCTTACCCTCAGCGTCAGTGCGATCATTCATGCGGATATGAGATATGACGTTGGGTTGATCCCAGTGGCTTGACTTAAATGAGCCTCGTGCATCTCTAAATACGGAGCCTTCATTGAAAGTCTGTAGAGCACCCTCAATTGCCTCTTGTTCTGTATTGAACCGGCCATCTGGCCTTTTTCGGTTCCAACCAACACCCATTCCGTCTTTGTCAATAACCTTAAAACCGCTCTTTACCCGAGACAATGGATCTGGATCAAATTGCTGGACGCGATAACCGCTCGGCAAAGATGTCAACTTTTTTTCTGGCAATGTCAGCAACATTTCCCGATAGTTCCCGCCACCAGGAATAGTGTAATCGCCATATTTGGCAAGCGCTTGAGCCTCTGAAGATCCGGCTTTATACCTTTGATTCAAAGCCTGTAAATCATCAAGTGCAGCCGCTGCAAACTCTGCGCCATCAAGGTTATCGCGTCGCATGTTCATGTCATAACTTGCCTCAGCAAGTCTTATTGCCTCTGCTCGATGCGCGGCATTTTCTGGATCAAAATTAGGGTGATGTATATCCGTAAACTGCTTTGCGTAAGTGGGAATTACATTCTCTGAAAGCACAACCTGCTGCACCTCAGGCACGCTACCCTTAACCATTGCTTGAACTTCTTCACGCGTCACGTTTGGCATCGCAGCCAGGCGTTCAGCCAAACCAGAAGACTGCAGGAACTCCTTGTTGACATTTTCACCGCGCTGAATTTCATTTAAGAACGCCTGACCTGGTCCCTGTTTGCGCTGGACATTAAGCGCTGCCTGCTCGACGGGATTGTAGAAACCAAGCGGCGAGACGGGCGCTTGCATCTTAGGAGCCGCCTGTAATGGTGCAGCTAGGCTAAATGCTCCCGCTAGCGGGCCTTCACCAAACATGGCCTGGTCGATGGGGCGCAACATCTCCCTGCCCGCCACCTTGCCTGCATCCAGTGCGGTTGCTCCAATTGCTTTTGCAGCACCGACAACAGGCTTGGCAAATGGCATATAACCCAGGCTAGCCTCAAGATTAGCCAGGCCAAACTTTAACGGGTCGCGCTCTTCGGTTGCCTCAGACATCTCGCGGTAGATGCGCTCAGGATCAGGCACCAGCATCTCAATGGCACCCTTCACATTGCTCGCAACGCTTTGCGCTCTGGGCTTGGGCATGCCAAGAGCCTCAAGACCTGAACGAGCCAAGCGATCAAGCGTAGTCGGCGTCTTCGATAGTGGCAGCGCTGAAATCTCGGCTGGCGGTGGCTCTACGCGCCTGAGCAAGTCTTGTGGCGTTGTGCCCATCACGCTCTTGTAGCGCTTGGCTTCTTCAGCCTCCCTGCGCATGCGTTCTTGACGCATGGCTTGTGCCGCCATGGGATTAAAGTTGAACATCTGCTCTGCAGGGTCGCCGCCGTCTTGCATGTGGACTGCACCGCCAGCGGCATATTCAAAATCCTCTGCGCGTCCGTAGACCGGCTTTTTGCCCAGCACGAGCGGGCCGATCTGGATCAAGCCCTCCTCGGTGCCGATGATGGGCTGCATGGTCTTGCGGTCATAGAAGTGGCCGCGGCGCTCGGGATCGTAGCCGATCTGCGCATATTCTTTGCGACGAAGCGCATCAAGCGCCATTTCCACGGCGTCTTCATCAGAAACTGGCTTGTAAGCGCCTCGCATGGTTGCAAACGATGACTTATCGCCCTCACCTGCTGCATATTTTTTAGCTGCGCCTGTGCCTGGCAGCATCTTGGTTTCACCTTCGAGCACCATCGTTGGCGTGTAAATGGTACGAGGCGCACCCTTGGGCGGCTTGTGCCTATGCTGCGACGTTACCCATGCGCCCTTACCAGAGTAAGCAGGAATGTCTAGCCGGCTTAGAATTGTCTCGCCTGGCGTGAGCAGGTCAGTGCGGTTAAAGGTCTCTGCCTTGTCTCTACTAAGTGCGGCCAGCGCCTCTTCAGCGGTGACCGGGCTGGGCACGAAACTATAGGGCGAGACGGGCTTTAAAGCGTCTACAAGCTTGTAATACTCCTCAACTGATATCTCACCACGCTGCACTGCTTTCATCGCTTCTGTGAGGTTTGGCACGCGTTTGGTTACGTCCTTGTGCCCCATGCTCAAGCGGCTTACAGGCGGCGCGGCGCTGTACAGTAGATCAAGCAGTTTCTTAGGGTTTGGCATTATTGGCTCCCATTTGCGCGGGATAATACATCACACAGAATACGGATTATCTCGTTTAATACCGGCGTCCACATAATCCTCGGGATCGTAATCGTCCGGCGGTGGCGGATCAATGCTCAGCCAGCCAGCGTCTCGCAGATATCTCATGGCCTGGCTGAATGCGTCCACGAAGTCATCGTGCGTCGTTGATGGGAATGAGCAGATCTGCGTAACCATGCCTTCAGCCCAGTCACGGACAAATCCTGCGCGGTTGCTGGACTCTGGCACCCAGACTCTGCCGGCCTTGACGATGTTGGCCACAATGCTCAGGCGTTGGATCTTGTCAGCCTTGCCTGGGTTATAGGACCGCACCGGAATGTGCGCACGTTGCAGGTCTTGAATCAAAACAATGCCCGCGGCCTTGTCTTCGACCAACACGAGATCAACGCGCTTGGCTTCCTTGCCCTCGCCAAACACAATCTCAAACTCATTGATGACTTTGGGTTTGAGGTCAGGGTACTGCAGCCGGTCCTGCCAGGCGTCGATCACGAGCACGCACATGCCGCCGTCGTTGGGTTTAAACACGCCGAATGTAATTGATGCCGTCGGGTCGTTGACGGTCTTCTCGGTGTACGCGCAGTCATACGATTGGACCACATACTCCAACTTAGGCAGTGGCTTGTCCGCGGGCCAGAGCTTGAACCATTCCCTACGGACGATGCCGCCCTCTTCGGGATCGATGATTTCGGCGTGAATTTCCTGCCTTCCTAAATTCGTGCCTTCGTAACTTAGTATTTGCCGCTTGAAGTTCTCGGACAAGTTGTTGATGTTGGCGTAAGTTGATGCAGTGGTCAGCACAACGTCATCACCCTCGCGGCCAATCAGGTCAATGATCAAGTCCCGCGGCTTAGGCGTGGTGGTGACAATGATCCGCGTCTTCATCGCCTGCAATTTCAGGCGCATGCCAAACTGAATCTGGTCCCAGCTATCTTGAATGTATTCCCATGCTGCAAGTTCATCGCACCAACCACCATGAAACTGTGGACCCCTGAATCGCTCCGGCTCCGAGGCGGGTATGCCCTTGATCAGGCTGCCGTTGGTGAGCCTGAGTTCGTGCAATGCTTTGTTGTAATCTGCCACCAGAACGGGCGGAATCACGTTCAGAAGGCCTGAATCGCCCTCGAAGCATGTACCCCTCACGTCACTGCTTGTCGGGGCTGCTACGAGCCATCTGGTGGCTCTATGGGACCATGCCCACCAGGCGATCTGCTCAGCAGCCGTTCTCGTCTTGCCGGCACCGCGGCCAGCTAACATCAGCCAGATTGACCAGTCATCGCCCGGCGGCAAAATCTGGTGGTCGAGCGCTTTGGTCAGCCACAGCATCCTCCAGCCCCATGCTGCAGCCTGGTCAGCAGGTAGCCTGGTGTACTCTGCTCGAACCTGCGGGTCCTTGAGCAGCGCTTCGAGGTCACTGGTCCCCAAGCTGTCTCTTCGCCTCAAGGTTCTTGAGCATGGCGTCGAAGATGGATACATCAGCCTGCAGCCGCATAGGATTCTCAGCGTCGCCGGTCATAGTCACCCGGTCACCAAACTTCTTGGGATTCCACTTGGCTAGCAGCTTGAGCCTAGTCTCAATCTGAAGCTTGCGGTGGCCAAGCATGTCCTCAGTCGTCACCGATACGCCGTCTTCGTGCTCTGTTCGCTTCTCGCCAAAGTTTGGCGTGTCGGCAA